TCAATAGTTACTTGTGGTTCATTATTTTCACTGCCACCCATATCAGGGTGGACTGCACAATAATAATAGAGGGTTGGTGTAGTTTCTGTAACTAAAATTTGTGTATATGATGATTCATATTGAACACCCTCTGTATAAGCATATCCAGTAAAATCTAAAGTTGCAGCTCCTGATGTACTAGGAACTTTTGTCAAGGTAATAGTTGTAGCATTTACAACTGATGCTACGAAAGTGTCTGTATCAACAGTTCCTCCGCTACCTCCACCACCAGTTCCCTCAACTTTCATTCCTTGAAGAATTCCAGCTGTGCTTGTAAGAGTTACTGTAGTGCTAGTATCATCTAGTGTAGTTGTTAATCCAGTAACAACACTTGGACTGTGAATACCATCTCTAAATTCTGAAAATCTAAATGGGTGAGAAGCATTACCGTTATTAAATTTGTATGTGTTACCAGCATATAATGTTAAAGCTGGATGGTATGTTGCTCCAGATCCAGTATCAAGGAAGAATTTATTAATACCCTCATAAGTGGAAAGTGAAACTGTTGTGTTAGGAACTCCAAATTTGGCAGCAGTACTTTGATCGGTAAAATTACCACCAGAAGCAGCAACTAATAAAGTAATATTTCCACCAGAAGTTACAACTTCATAAACTTCTGCAGGAGTTCCATCTGCACTAACAGATTGTGCCTCAAATACAATGTTATCTGTTGGAGTTGTTCCACCAACATCAGCACCAGCAATCGTAAGAACATCTCCTTGACTGTATCCACCACCAGCAGTTGTAATATTTACAGTAGAAACATCTCCACTAATTCCTCTGTCTACTGAGAATACTGCTCCAGATCCATTTCCACCAGTTGCAGATAAATTAGTATACGAAGCATTTGATTCACTCGCAATAGTTGTTTGTGTTGTAATCTGAGTTGTCTCAATCCCTCCACCAGGAATATAAATTTGGTCACCTACTGATATAAAAGAAGATGGAACTGATCCAGTAAATGTCATTACATCCACTGGATTTACAGATACGTCAATCTCAATTGGTGTAACTAAGTTAAATGGAGATACAGAAAGAACATCACCAGTAGCATAACCACTACCACCATCACCAACACCTACAGTTTCTACTGCTCCAACTTTACTAATAGTAAAAGAAAATGGTGTTGTTGGTGTTCCGTATGGAGGTGTAAAATCTAGAGTGGCAGATCCAGCAGTGTCTGGTGTTGCAGATAAACTAACTGTTGTTCCATTGATTGCGAATACAGTTGGATTACTACCACCACCAGCACCACCACTTCCTACAAGAACACCAGATCCGCCAGTTTGTGTTACGACAAACCCAGTTCTAATAGCGTCTGCTTGTGCTTGAGTTACTGTAATATCAGCACTAGCATCACTTAAGGTAGTTGATACTCCTGTTACAGCAACTGGAAGTCCTAAAACATCTCCAACTTGATAACCAGTTCCTTTGTCAGTAAACTGGAAAGTAGCTGGATCTATTTGACCAACATCACTACTAACAGTAAATTGGAATCCTGCACCAGATCCTCCAAGATCTGCATTATTAGCTGAAAGAACATCACCATTTCTATATCCAGTACCACTATCAGAAATGTTGACTCCTTCTACCTCACCAGCGTTTACTGAACAAGAAAATTTTGCTCCTGTTCCATTACCACCAGTAAACGGAACATCATTATAAAGACCATCAGAATATGAAGAACCTTTGTTTGTAGTTTCTCCTTCAATACCAATAACTTGGAAACCACATTGAGCGTCAGTTCCATTTCCTCCAGTTACAAAAATACTAGAGAACGATCCTGCTGTATAATCTACACCAGCAGAAGTAATCGTTCCTGTAAATGCTTCAACTGTAATATTAAGAGAACCATCAATACCAGATCCACCAATAACAGGAACATTACTAAAAGTTCCTGCATCATAATTTTGACCGCTATCATTGATATTAATAAATGCAGCAGATAATTCATTTTTAGTGAAATTTACATCATTAAAAAATTCATTACTTTGATTATTAAACGTAGCAAGAAGTTTGGTATTTGAAATAATACCAATTGTTTTTGATCCAGCTCTGTATAGTCCTGTGTCGGTGTCATTGGTAAAAGCTAGTGAGGGAGTAACTTTTGTACCGTCACCTAGTTTTAAAATACCAGTTGATAAATCGCTACCACCTTGAGCAATGGCAAAAATTTGATCGCTAATTTGGTTAATTTTTTGCCTTTGATTCTCAAAGGTATCCGTTCTAGCTACTTGAATTGCTGGCATTTTTTGTTAACTCTCTAAGTAAAAATTTGAGCTCAGAAACTTCATTCTTCAATGTATTTATGTCGTCCAACGCGGAACTGAGTTGTTTTGACTTACGTCTAGCAACTATAGCAGAATTGTCCAAATTGATTATGGCACCAGTGTTTTGGTCTCTTACGAGACCATCATGCCCTTCAACTTTGATATAGTCCATACGCGGAAATTAGAATGCTGCAACAGCACGAATGTCTTGAATCTTAGGAGCAAAAGCAGGATCAACACCTAACATTACAATTTTGATAGCAAATGATGAGTATTCTTCAATATCAGATACACTATACTTAAGGTCTTGATAAGAAGATTGTTTCTCAACAACACTTGAAATAGAGTTTTCTGTGGTTGCTAATTCTAATGTATCAGGTTGTCCATTACCATTGAATAGAACCCAATCAATATCCTCAAAATTTTCTTGACTAGATGCTTTCTTAAACTTATAAAGAACTTGAATATTAGAAATGTCTTTGACATTTGCCATTAGATGTACATCAATAGCAGTTGCAGGACTACTAACAACAACTTCTTTAGTTACATACTTAGATACTGCAGAACCATTCTTAGAGGTATCTTCAGCAACAAAGTCAACACCATTTGTATAAGTAATTTTACCTACCTCTAGATAGTTTGCTTCTTCATCTGGTTGGTTGGGATACTTGATAAAGTCTCCTACACGGAAGATGTCTGCAATCTGGTCACCAACAACAGCATTTCTGTTATACAATACACTATCAATAATTCTATCAGTGTAATTATCATTGATTGGATTGACATCAACTCTAGCAGTTAGTTCTTGAGTTTGATTATTCCAAATAACTGTTTTACCAGTAATAATATTTTCATATGTCTCAAGAATTACAGATGGATTTCTTGCTTCAATTGTAGCACCATCATCAATAGATGCGAATACTTGAGTTGGATTAGAATCAACACTGACATTTGTTAATTGAGTTTGATTTCCTAGAGAAACAAGTTCACCTTTCTGGAAGAATTGACTTGTCTTAACTCTAACATATACAACACTACCATTGACTCTAGCAATAGTTCCAGTTGTCTTAGATGTTTGTCCTTCAATTGTTTGATCAGGTTGTAATTCAGTTCCAGCGTTACCAGCAAGTTCAAATTGATATACTGGGAAGAACTCAATAACTTGATCTCTTCTACCAAATCTGTTCTCTTCTCCATGTGCATTTTCAATTCTATTAGTTACTGTCTTAACAGAAGCACTAGAAAGATCAATGATTGGAGAAAGATTACTAGATGTAGAAGATAGTTTCATCTTATAAGTTAGAGATCTCTCAAGATTATTAAGAGTCTCATTGATCTCAGAAGCAATCATCTTCTGGTTTGTGAAATAATGTGGTTCATTCAAGAATGTTCTTTCATATTCTGCTTGTGAATATGAAGTGTAGTTAGTTGTAGAAGAATCAACAGGAACCACATTAGTAGTCTTTACAGAAACATCTAATGTTGTTCCTGTGAATGTTAGATAATGAATTTGTGGGTATAGAGTTTCAAATTTTCTGTTATGACTTGCATACACAGAAGTACCACCACCAAGAGAGTTTCCTGCAGCTTGAGATGGTGAAAGGATATTATAAGAATCAATACCAGAGTTAGTTACCTTGAATAGATTACTATTGATAGTAGAGGCAGTAATACCTCCAGTTTCAACTGCAGTTCTATAGAACACATAAGACTTACCACTGTCTTCAAAACCATGATCTCTATGATTTACCTTAACAACAGCATTGTTGTTCTTGAATAAAGTAGATGTGGAAGCAGAATTAGAACTTGCATTTGTTTCAATTGGATTTGCATCAAGAAGTTCATAACCAAGATTTTCATTCTTAAGAAGAAGTTCTGCTGGTCTAGATGTATCAAACTCTGCTCTATAAAGAGTAAATTTAAGATCCTCAAAAATATCTTCAGTCCAACTTTCGGTATTCTGGGAACGGTATACCGAACCTAGAGATGGTTGAGTCGTGATGACCGTACTTGTAGCAATGTCAGTTTCACCAAGTTTAGAAACCCAAAGTTCATAATCAGTAGAATCTGTTTCTACTACCAATGCATATTCAGTATCATTCTGTAGATAAACAGGATAATCAAATGCAAAGTGTGTAGGTGTTGTGGAATTTGTTACCTCTCCAGCATCAATTGCTACACCCATTCTAACTGCTGGTGTATCAATATCAATAAATGTTTGGATCTCACACCCACCCGCACCATTTCCGACGCCTTTCACAACCACGGAAGGTGCTTCTGTATAACCAAATCCACTAAGTGATACCTCAGCATTATAAATTTGACCATTGGAAACTTCAATACTTGCTGTAGCAGTAGAACCGCCAGGTAATTGAGGACTTTCAATAGTAAGAATTGCACTGTCATAATTTTGACCAGTGTTAGTAATTCTCATCCTAGAAACCTTACCACTATCTTTTGCAATAGAAAGGACAAGATCAGTGTTATTCTTTGCGTTTGCTTCTGTAACAGATGGAATAATTAAATCTTCATTTGGTACAAAAGATTTTCCATTATGGTTATTGAGAACAATAGTATATACTTGCTCGTTTGTAAGACTAAACTTACCAGATGCAGTTGCAACTAATTCTACATTATTCTTATCAAAGATTTTTAGAATAGGACCTGACGCAGAAGAAGATGCACCAGTCACATTCTCACCAACATAAACTGCTACATTACCACTAGCAAAACACCTGAGGAATGTATTTGGAGAAAGAGTTTTCTCAGAACCAGGTACAATGTTCTTAGCAGGTTTTTCTGCATCAACATTAGAGATATAAGCTTTAACTGGAATATTAGTGCTCTTCTTACTGAAGAAAAGATCAACACCTGTTACAAAGCATCCACCATCTAAGTTCTCTACTTTAAATGTTTGTGCAAGAGGATTAGGTCTTACAGGATTATCAGTATTACTTTCAATTAACTGAACACCTTCATTTGATTTGAAGTAGGATGGTTTTGTAGATACAATACTTGCTGGATTCTCAGGAAGAAGACCAGTAGCATAATACTTAACCTCTGTATAACTATCAACTTTTTCTTTTGATTCGTTAGTTGCACTAGAAGTAAATCTAAATGTTAATATACCAGAGGTGATTGATACCTCTTCAGCAGATGTATCGTATGGTAGAGTGTCTACATCACCAGTCCAAGTTGCATTTTCAAGTGGTGGTAAACCAGCAGGAATAACAATTAATCCACTAGCATTACCATATTCATCAGTTGTAATCTCACCATTAAATGCAGATAAAGAGTTACCAGCAATTCCTGTAAATCTTAGGTCTGGGTTTACCCAACGACTAATATCTCTACCTTCTAGGAAGACATACATCTTCGTATTAGGTTTCATTCTTCTGATAACATATCTAACAGGAATACTTCTAGCAAAAAATGCTAGAGAAGTTGAAACTAAACTCTCACCAACACTCTTAGTTTGAATACCTTTTCCAACCTCATTGTTCTGAGGACTGATGTTAGAAGAACTTGCAACAGATGCACTAGCAACAGAAGTTGTAGCTTCCTGTGTGTTTACTAACCCTAAAGAATTAATTGTTGTAAAGGAAGTAGATGTTCCAACCCAGTTAACTACAAAAGAATTGTACAAACTAGAGAAACTTTCTTTAACATTTTCTTTTGCAAGGAAGATGTTAAACAGATCAGTGTTAGTATCTACTACAATTGGTTCTTCAGATTGATCATACCAATGATCAATAGATGGAGATACTTCTCCATCACCAACATATTGAAGAACAACAAATGGATTTGGATTTAAAGTTTTAGATGCAAAATTATTTCCAAGTAAATCTAGAGGAGAGTATGGCAACGTTACCATATGTCCTGATTTCTTATATCCAGAAACAGATCTTTGATCTTCTCTTACATTTACTTCCTCTAAGTTAACAGAGTCTTCTTTTGCTTGAGGACGTAGGACACTTTGTTGACTGTCCACTGCACATCTATAATCAAGAGATTGTAGGTTACCGACTTTATGTGCTTCAAAATTATCAACAATAAAACCAGACTTGAATCTGTCTAGACCAATCTCATCCTTAACTTGCATGTTAAGTGCTTGCTGTTCTAGTATGCTAAGAGTAGTATAGTACTCAAGTCTTTCAATACGCTTCTCTAACTTACCGATATCACGCATTGTGTAACGGCGGTTGTCAACAGGAGTAATCCTTACATCTTTAGTTGTCTTCGTAAATGCAGGAATATATGCATAGAAAAGAGGAACAGCATCATCAATAGGATCAGGTTTAGATGGGTTGAGAGATGAATTACCTTCTTTAACAATAAACTGTCCTTTCTTGTCTAAGAAAATACCGTCAATACGATCTAAGTATTGAATTTGACTGAATGAGAATGTGTATTCTAGATTTAAGTCAGGAGCAGGAGTGCTAGAAACCACAGCACCAGCACCAGCAAACTGTCCAACATTAGTCTCAAGAGACGCAATGTTGAGGAAGCCAGGAATAATAGCATTACTATCTACCTTAGGTCTGAAGTCAATTACATTCTTAAGTTCTAAGTTTCCATGAACTGAGGAATTGAAAGATGGAATCTCATCTTCTGGGACACCTGCTTCATGTAAGTAACTGTCAATAGTACAGAAATCTCCTTGAGATTGCTCAAAGTAATCAAACGCAATTAATAATTGACCAGCAGCAGGTTCAAATCCTGGTTTTAGAACGATTCTAGAAACATCATATAGTGTATCTCTTTGTCCATTATCAAATGTGTATCTAGCAGTAACATCAGTTCCTGAAATTAAATTACCAGCAGAATCTACATTAGGTGCTTGAGAAGAAGTTCCTTCATAAACATATCTTAGTTTAAATGCATCAGAATATGATAGAGTTTCTACAACTTCATTATCATAATCTTGTCCTCTAAATGGAACTATACGATCACCAGCAGAGGCAACAATAATTCTCTTATTATTTACTGCAGTCTTAAGTCTTGGTTTTGCATTGGATACCTCAAGAGTTGCTGTAAGTTTTAATTTAGGGAACGTTCCGTTTGTAGGAATAGTTCCAAAATATGTTGATGGTAACTGGAGACTGATACTACCAGATGTAAGACCACTAGCAGTGTCAGTAGCAGATGTAATTTCTACTGCATCATCAGAAACGTAAACGATATCTCCTTTAACAATATTAGGAGCATCGCCAGGATCTAATACAGTGATAATATAATTTTCTTCACTGAACGCAGCGAATCTTTGTGTACCAAATGGTAACTGTGCAGCAAATGTAATTGTACCACCACCTGAGGATGCGGTAGTTACAAAATCTCTACGGAAATAATACTTGATCTTAGTATCATCACCACCAACAGAAACTTGAGAAACTTGTTTACTGCCAGTTGGGAATAGTAATGTACCAGAATTAGTATTTGCTACTTTAGGACGTAACCTTACAATACTTGTATTTGTAACACTGCCAGGTAAAGCTGTATCTAGATAAATTCTGGATTTAGAAGATCCCTCTTGTTTTGTTGCATACTGGACTACTGCACGAACTAGATTGTTACTGTCATCAGAGAATTGTACAAGATCTCCTTGCTGTAGTAATACAGAAGCATCAGCACTAAAACTTGTTGACTCAATAAAGTTAGATCCTTGTGAACCAAAGAATGTGTAGTTGGTAACTGCCTTGATCTCAGAAAAAGTTTGACTATCTACAACAACATCAGCAGAGAAAGTATTGGAGTTTCCAGAACCATACTCACAACCAATAGATTTTACATTCTGAGGAGTATATGTTGTAACTGAGTTTCTGAATAGAACTGGTACAACAGCAGCAGCAGAACTAGGTGCAGCTGCACCACTAGGATTCTGAACAGTAACTGCAGGAGGTTGAGCATACTCAACATTTACCGCTTTTCTATTGACAATGCGAGCGTTGTAAATATTACCTGCAATAGTCTTACCTAGATCAATTTTTGATGCATCAAACTCAAGACCATTAATTAATAGAGTGCAACCATCAGCATATCCTAAACCTCTATTCTGAACAACAAAATGAGAGATTGTATTGTCTTTTGCAATTTTTACAGTATTGCCATCTTCGTCTCTAATTGTCTCACCAGATTGGAACTTGCCAGATAAAGTTTTAACAAACAGAATTCTTCCTGTACTATAAACACCAGCAGAAGATCCTTCTACAACACCATATGCATTGCTATTAATACCAAATACATACTTACCTTCATCAAATGCATTTGCACCAGCAGGAATACTTTCTAAGATAATCTTAGTAAAGAATTGAGGATCAAAATAAGAATATCCAAAAGTAGTATTATATGCAGAGGTTCCTGCCTCTAAACGACCTTTTGATAATACAATATCAGAATCAGAATTAAATCCAGATCCTCTGCTCTTTAAAAAGAAATTACTTGGTTTTGTTTTACCAATAACAGGAGTAATAATATCAGAGTAATCTACAACAAATCCAAACTCGTTATTATTTGCAGCAGCATCAGCCTCTGTTAGATAAATTTTTCTCTTATATTCATTATCAGATAAATCATATTCTATTGCAAGTAATTCCAACTCAGCTTTATTACCAAATACTGTCAATTCTAAAAATTGTACAGATTCTGATGAATTGATTAGTGGTTTGTTTGTTGTTGCAAACGATAGTGTTTTAAATGAACTGATTGCAGTGGGAGATCCTTGATCGCTTCTAGTCTTAATATAGAACAACTCACCAAACTGTGTTTGGAATGTAGAGTCAGTTACTGCACCAATTAAAGTTGTGGTGTTAGTAATCTGTAAAGTAATAGTTTTAATTCCATCATCAACATTAAAAATCTTACCTCTTCTATCAATAGTCTGTCTATGATCAGTTGATAGTTCTGTATTGTTTAAACCAATAGATCCATCATTAAATGTAGAATATAAAAATACATCAGGATATGCGGTTAGTTCAGATCCTTCTTTATTCAAAGGAACACTACCAAATACGTTAGTAATACTGTATGTTGGTAAACCTTTACTCTTAAGATTTACATTATCACTAGAGAGACTTTCTCTAGCTTTGTTGATCTCAAGATACTTAGTCTCTTTATTAACGATTTCATATCCTTTGATATATGCTTTACCAGCACCAATACTGGCAACCATTTTTCTAGCAGCTTCAGATGCACTCTTTCCGTTGTAAAGACCAAACTCATCAGCACCATAGATGCCTCTGTTGCCATCTTTCTGTGCCCATTCTCTAACGTCTACAGAAAAATTATCTACAACATAATCACCTGACTCATCAAATGTTCTACGAGCTAGTGTTTGTTCTAATATACTAAAGTCTGTAGAAGAGATTTTACTTTGTACTTGTCCTCTTGAGACTGTAAGTAATTGAATAAAATTCTTATCAGTAATTGCATTGAAAGCAAACTCTTTCAACTGCAGACTAATTTTTAGTCTATGTGCGCCAGGTGCAGTGTAGTTTGCAGATCCAATAGAATTATCATATAAACTTTCATCTTCTTCAGGTGTTACAACTTCTTCTTTGATTGTAAAACCAACCTTTGCAGACGGTTTGTTATAGTACTCGTCAATAACAAGTAGTTCTTCATCATTACGAACAAAATATCCATTCACAAAGTAAATTCCTTCTTCTACTTTAACAGCAGAACCAAATCCCATTGCAGGACTTTCTAAAGATGTTGTTTCTCCAGTATCAGGATTTGTGATTTCAATACTAGTAGGAAGAACACTACCGTCTGTACCTACAACTAATAGAGGAGTATTGACACCATTAACTACTTCTAGAGTCTCACCTTGTCTAAAAGTAGACTCAGTATTAGAATTACCACTATTAATATAATTAACAAACAAAGTATCAGCAGAAGACTCAGTTGCTAACTGAGTTGATAGAATAGTACCAATAACACCAGAAGTAAGACCTTGAACCTGTTGTCCTATTAATTGACTAATATCATATTTCTTATAAACAATATCATCTCCCTCT